ACTGTAACTTTAGGTGAAAGTCACCTTTCTTGTCATACTTGGCCTGAAAAAGAGTGTGTAGCAATCGATATTTTCACTTGTGGAGCGAAAAATCCACGTTCAGTAGCATGGTGGATACTAAATTACTTCGATTCAGATGACTATAATATGAATGAGCTAAATAGATAGGTATAAATAGATAAAAATAGATCGTTTAATGGCGATAACGAGAATATCAAGAGCATTTAAGGATATTAGTCTGTCTTTTAAGAGACATCCTGTGACGAATGACATCGGTGTGCTTAAAAATGGAGATGCAATTAAAAGATCTGTAAGAAATCTTGTACAAACGATTCCAAATGAGAGATTTTTTAATTCAACACTTGGATCTGATGTAAGAGACAGTCTATTTGAGAATACACCCGGTTTCATTGACTTTGGTACAGCATCAATTATAGAGAGACAAATTCAAACTACAATTGAAAACTTTGAACCAAGAGTTGATAACTTAGAGGTGAATGTTGATCCTCGACCTGATACAAATGAATTTGAGGTCAATGTTATCTTTGATATTATTGGACAAGCATTTCCAGCACAGGAATTTTCATTCATACTTAAAGCAACAAGATAATGCCAGTTACTAAATTTACTAATCTTGACTTTGATCAGATTAAGACACAGATAAAGGACTATTTAAGAGCAAATTCAAACTTTACGGACTTTGACTTTGAAGGATCTAACTTATCAGTCATAATTGACGCACTGGCATATAATACATACATCTCTTCATTCAACTCAAATCTTGTTGTAAATGAGTCTTTTCTTGACTCTGCAACTTTAAGAGAGAATGTTGTATCTTTGGCAAGAAATATAGGTTATGTACCCCGTTCAAAATCGGCAGCAAGGGCATCAATTTCATTTAATGTTACTGCCAACTCTACAAGTTCCTCAATAACTCTACAACCAGGCCTAGTGTGTGTAGGTAGATCAAATGACTCAGATGTAGTGTTTTCAGTCTCAGAGAGCATAGTGGCAACTACTACAGTTAATAGTGGCATTGCAACTGCATCTTTTGGATCTGCAACCTCTCCAATCGAAGTTTTGGAAGGAACATTCTTAACATCACAATTCATCGTTGACGGGTCTCTGGAGCAGCGATTTGTATTAGATAACGCAAATATCGATAGTTCATCAATTGTCGCTTATGTAGGGTCTACAGGGGTCTTAGGTAAGCAATACAAAATGATTGATAATATAGTTGGAATCAGTTCAATATCAGACACGTATTTAATTCAGGAAGTTCAGGATGAAAGATATGAACTTCTATTTGGTGATGGTATATTTGGAAGAAAACCAGAGAATGGTGCAGTTATAACTGTTCAATACATTGTCACATCAGGTTCTGAGGGTAATGGGCCAAGTAACTTTAACTTTGCAGGAAACTTCTTAGGAGATAATGGACAAGTAATTGCTCCTTCTACTATTCCAACAATTAACACAATCTCTGCAGCGTCTAATGGAGGCGACATTGAGAGTGTTGATTCGATTAAGTATTTTGCACCTAGACTATATTCATCACAGTACAGGGCGGTTACAGCAAGGGATTATGAATCAATAGTGCAACAAGTATATCCAAACACAGAAAGTGTATCAGTTGTTGGTGGTGAAGAAGTTGATCCACCACAATTTGGAACTGTATTGATAACAATCAAACCAAAAAATGGTGAATTTGTATCCGATTTTGATAAAACACAAATTTTAACAAAGTTAAAAAGTTATTCACTAACAGGTATCAATCAAAAAATAGTTGACTTACAGGTTCTTTATGTTGAAGTTGAATCCTTCATTTACTACGATACAACAAAGATTAGTTCAGTTAACGATTTAAAATCTAAAATAACGTCAGCATTAACAACATATTCAAAATCAGGTGATGTGAATAAGTTTGGTGGTAGATTTAAGTATAGTAAAGTATTGAATGTTGTTGATAATATTGATAAAGCAATTACTTCAAACATTACAAGAATTAGAATTCGTCGTAATTTAAATGCTCTTGTAAATCAGTTTGCTCAATATGAGTTATGTTTTGGTAATCAATTTAATGTTAAACCAGAAGGATTAAATATTAAGAGCACTGGATTTAAAATACAAGGAACAATTGAAACTGTATACTTTACTGATGTACCTAATGCAGATAAATTAACAGGAACTATTTCAATTGTTAGAAAAAATGCAAGTGGTGAAACAATAGTTGTTGTCAAATCAGCAGGGGTAGTTGATTATGTTCATGGTGAAATAAATTTATCTACAATAAATATTATCTCAACGGACAAACCTAACAATATTGTTGAAGTACAGGCATTCCCTGAATCAAATGATGTGATTGGATTACAAGATTTATACTTAGATTTTAACGTTCCTAGTAGTCAAATAAATATGGTTAAGGACACAATCACATCAGGAGAACAAATATCCGGTGTTGGTTATAAAGTAACATCAAGTTACTCTAACGGAGAACTTTCAAGAACATGATTGGAACTGGAATAGACAAGCGTATACAAGTTCAACAGATAATAGAAAATCAACTCCCTGAGTTTATCAGATCGGAGAGTCCTTTAGCAGTCGATTTTCTTAAGCAATATTATATTTCTCAAGAACATCGTGGTGGTGTTGTTGATATTACTGACAATTTAGATCAATATATTAAACTTGATAATTTAACTCCTGAAGTCATTGTAGGTGTTACAACATTATCATCAGGAATTAGTACATCAGATACTACAGTTACTGTTTCATCAACTAAAGGGTTTCCGAATGAATACGGATTATTTAAAATTAATGATGAAATTATTACTTATACTGGAATAACTACAAATTCATTCACAGGATGTGTCAGAGGATTTAGTGGTATTACTTCATATACAGATCCAGTTAATAAAGGTGAACTTATATTCTCTACAAGTATTGCAGGAATTCATACTGCAACTTCCAACGTTCAGAATTTAAGTGTTCTATTTTTAAAGGAGTTTTATCAAAAGGTTAAGTCATATCTAACTCCCGGATTAGAAGATACAAAATTAAACACAAATGTAGATATAAGTAATTTTATAAAAGAATCTAAATCTTTATACAAATCTAAAGGAACTGAAGAGTCATTCAGAATTTTATTTAATGTTCTATATGGAATTACTCCAAAAATTGTTGACTTAGAAAATCGTTTAATTAAACCATCATCTGCTGAATATATTCGGAGAGAAGTTGTTGTTGCAGAAAGAATATCAGGTGATCCAAATAAGTTAATAGGACAAACAATTACAAAGTCTACAGACTTAACTACTTCAGGATCTGTATCTGAGGTTGAAATTTTTAGTAGATCTGGAAATTTAGGTATTACAACATATTATAAGTTAAATTTATTTGTGGGTTATGATGAAAGATCTGCAATACAAGGAACATTTACAATTCCCGGAAAAACAAGAGTTATTGAAGATGCACCTACAACTGCGACTGTTTTAACTGTTGATTCCACAGTTGGTTTTGGTACTACTGGAACTGTGGTTACAAATGGTGTTAATGGTATTAATACAATTACATACAGTGATAAATCAATCAATCAATTTTTAAATTGCACTGGTATTGGTAATTCAATACGATCTACTGATGATTTAAGAAGTGATGAGTTTATATTTGGTTATGAAAATGGAGATCTAACAAAAAGAGTTGAATTAAGAATAACTGGAGTATTATCTAACTTTGAACTTTTACCAAGTGAAGGTTCAAGTGTAACTCTTGAAGGTGAAAAGATAACAGTTAGAAATTTAGGTGAGGAAATACAAAATCCAACACTTCCAAGTGATAAGTCGAGAAAAACTGTATTCTTTAATTCATGGATTTATAATACTGCAAGTCGAATTAAACTTGATATTCCTGCTGCCACACCTGTACCCGGAACAACATCAGATTTTAATCACAAATCAAAAATTGATAAGTCTCAATTAAAAACTGGTGACAAAGTTTCTGTTTTTAGAAGAGGTGAATTTATACCCATAGAAACAGATGTGACAGTTACTGTTGGTACAAATGATATTGGTTTAGGAGTATCTTTTACAAATGATGGAATAACAGAGTATGACATTCAAAGACAACTTGTAAAAGCAAATGCTGCATCTGATATTGATTTACAATTTGGAAATAATATAATCACAACCGATGTTCAAAATACTTATAATGATGAAGATGAAAATTATTATGTAGCATCGTCATCAATGCCTTCATATTTAATTGAAAAGAAGGTTATTAAAGAAACACTTGGTTCTGGAATTGGAACAGTTCATACATCTGCAGGAATTCCACAGGCTGATTATTTTGCAACCAATGGTCAAAATTTTCAATTACTTGAAAGAAATCTTACAACTGGTTTATATTCAAAATTACAATTCAATACTGCAGTTGATTTTATAACAGGTGATGCGATTGTATACTTACCTAATGAAGAACCTCTCGTTGGGTTATCAACGAGTGCCATATATTATGTTGAAGTATTAAGTTCCAATACTACACCTAATAATATTCTTCGACTTTATCCTTCAAGATCTTTTATTACTGTAACTAATATTGATGCGTCAAATCCACCTTATATTGAGTTTGACAGTTCAAATCAATCATCATCTACAGCAGAACATAAATTTGTACTATTAAGACATAAAAATGAACAAATTGGTGTACAAAAAGTTTTAAGAAAGTTTCCTGCAGAAGTTAATATTAAATCAGGTGAATCTGTATCAACAGAACCGGGAACAACTGGTATTCTTAAGAATGGTGTTGAAGTTGCAAACTATAAATCTCTTGATAAGATTTATTTTGGCCCACTTTCTGATTTTAAAATTTTAAATCAAGGTAAGAATTTTGATGTAATTAATTTACCTACAATTAGTATACCTTCACCCGGAACTGGAACTACTGCAATTGTTCAACCAGTTGTAAAGGGATCAATACAAGAAGTATTAGTTGATCAACAGCATTTTGACGTAGAAAGAGTTATGTCAATCACCATATCAGGTGGTAATGGATCTGGAGCAGTATTAAAACCTGTTGTTACTAAAAGACAAAGAGAAATTGAATTTGATGCTAGATTAAAAAGTGTTCAAGGTGGAGTTGATCAAATAAATGATTTAATTGAATTTAAGAGAGCTCATAATTTAGAAAACGGTGAACCACTTGTTTATCATAATAATGGAAACTTATCTTTGGGTATTGGAACTTATCTTGGTGCGAATACTGCACAGAATAAAACATTAATAGATGGTGCAACCTATTATCCACAGGTAGTTGGTATAAGTTCAGTTTACTTATATGAGAAATTTAGTGATTATACTGCTGGTATTAACACTGTTGGATTTACTGTTGAAAATACTGCAGGTACACATAAGTTTACTTTCTTAAATTTAAAAAATCATCTTAAATCTGTAAAAGTTATTGATGCTGGTTCAAATTATACAAATAGAAGATTAATTGTTAAACCTGTAGGCATACACACTGTAGATAATTCAATTAATTTTAAGGATCATGGATTTATTACAGGTGATTTAGTTCAATATGCACCATCAAGCGGTAATGCAAGTCATGCACCAGTAGGACTTGGAATTACTACACGTTATCGTGTTTTAAAATTAGATAATAATAAGTTTAGACTGATTGATGTGGGTGTTGGTGCAACAGACCCTAATTCAAATTATCTAAGACAAAATTTCCAAAGAATTTCTGAAGTATTTACTTCAAGTAATCATGAGTTTTTCTTTGAACCAATCGTAGTCAAAGTGGATGCAATATATTCAACAGTATCTGCTGGTCGTACAGAATCATTAGTTATTACACCTAAAATACGTGGACAACTAGTAGATGGATATTTACATGAACCCGGAACTAACTATGGATCAGAAATTTTAAATTTTGAAAAGAAACCTAATATAAAAATATTAAATGGTAAAAATGCTGAATTAAGAGCGATTGTTTTTGGTGGTAAAATAATTGGATGTGATGTGATGTTTGGTGGTAAGGAATATACATCCGCACCAGATTTAGATTTAGTTGGTATTGGAACTGGAATTGGTGGAAAATTAAGAGCAGTTGTATCTGATGGTAAGATCACAGATGTTAAAGTAATAAATCCGGGTATTGGGTATACATCATCTCCTGATGTGAAGATAACACCTAATGGATCAGGATTTATTATTGATAGTGCTGTAAGAGATTTGACTGTTAATAATCTTGTTCGATTTGGTGATGAGATATTATTAAGGGAAGCAGAAACAAACCTACAGTATTCAGTAGTTGGATATTCAAATAAAATACAGGGTGCTTTTGGCGATGTTACAACATCACCTCAACTTCATTCTCCAATTATTGGATGGGCATATGATGGTAATCCAATATATGGCCCTTATGGATATTCAGAGGGAGATAATAATAATTCACTCGCTAGAGTTTTGAGATCTGGATATGATTTAGATTCTACACAAGTAGTTAATCGACCACCTACAAGTAGTTTTTCTGCAGGATTTTTCATTGAAGATCATAAATTCACAAACTCTGGAGACTTAGATGAAAGTAATGGTAGATATTGTAAAACACCTGATTTTCCAAGTGGAACTTATGCTTATTTTGCTGGTATCTCTACTACCACTGCACAACCAGAATTTCCATACTTTATAGGTGACACTTATAGATCAGATCCAGTTTCTGATAATTTTTCATTGACACAATCACTTTTTGATTTTAATAATTCAAATTTAACTCGTAATTCTCTTCCATACAAATTGGATGATGATAATGCTGATTATAATTTTGCGATTGAATCTTATGAAATAAATCAACAAACATCAATTATTGAATCAGTTACAAGTGGAAATCTTAGTGATTTTCAAATTGTTTCTGCTGGAAGTAATTTTAAAGTTGAAGATAGTTTAAACTTTGATAATTCTGACACTGCTGGTGGCGGTGCTGCTGCAAAGGTATCAAGTGTTGAAGGTAAAGAAGTTAATGATTTAACTGTAGGAATAACAACGTACAATGATGTTGTATTTGTTCGTGGAGGAAATGGTGCAGTTGCAGGATTCATTTCTACAACTCATACTTTAAATACAAATGATACTGTTGTAATATCTGGACTAACAACTAGCATTCCTAAACTTACAGGATCTCATAAAATTGGTGTTAGTTCTGAAAGCACTGTTTTGTACAAAGATGTACCAGCAAATGCAACAGCAGGTATTATCACAGACATTTACTTAGCAAGAATCCCAAATTCAGTATCAGTAGGAAGTAGTATTGGAATTGGAACTGAAAAATTATTAGTTTTAAATAAGTTTGATGATAGAAGTATTTTAAGAGTTAAAAGAGGAGTCGTAGGTTCTGCAAATACTGCATCTCATGTTTTAGGTGGATTAGTTCAAACAATACCACAAACAATTGATATTACACCATCAAATATTGGAGAATTTATATCCAAAAAGAATGATATTGTATATTTCAACCCTGCTGAAGCAGTTGGTGTTGCTGTTACATCTGGTAGATCAGTATCCATTGGAAAATCTTACACAATTGGTGAATTAGCAGAAGTAATTTCAATTCCAGCAAAAGGAATATTTTTACCAAATCATCCATTCAAAGATAATCAAGAGGTAATTCTTAGAAAACCAACAGGTGCTGCAACACAATTTACAATTGGTTTAGGTGATCGATTCCAAGTTGGTGCTGATTTTAATTTACCATCTTCAGGAAATAGTCAAACTGTTTATATAAGAAAATTCTCTAATGATGTCGTAGGTCTTGCTTTAACTGTAAATACAACTCCAGTATTCTTTAAAACTGGTAATTTTAACAATTTTGAATATTCAATCGAATCTAATTATCCTCAAGTTAAAGGTAAAGTAGAAAGAATTACTGTCACTGTTGGTATTGCAACTGTATCAGTAGGTTCCACATTACATGGTCTTCAAAATAATGATAATATTAAACTTGAAGCATTATCAACACAAACAAAAGGTGTTGGTGCAGGTGCAACTTCAGTAGTTGTAAAATATAGTGCTCAGAATGATAAACTTCTAATTAATCCAACAATATTTACAAACTCAGCGGTTAATACTGACTCAATTAATATTGCGAATCATGGATTTAAAACAGGTCAAAAATTATTCTATGATGGATCTCCAGCAACAGGTTTAACATCACAAAGATCATACTTTGTTTATAAAACTGATGATAGTAATTTCAAATTAGCAGAAACTCGATATGATGTTATAAATGAACCACCTAAAGTTGTAAGTATAACTGCAAATAGTGGTGGAACTCAAGAATTATCACTCGTAAATCCTCCTTTAGAAATTGTAAGAAATGATAATTTATTATTCTACGTTTCAGATCCATCTTTGAGTGGATATAATTTGAATTTCTATTTTGATAATCAGTTTAAAAATAGATTTGTATCTGCAGGATCAACAGTTGATTTTGGTGTTACAGGTGTTGGAACTGTCGGTGTCGGTACTACATCAACTATCACATTAAAATTTGATAAAACAAATCCAGAAAAAATATTCTATACACTCGAAAAAACAGGATTCATAAGCACATCTGATCCTGATGTAAAAAATGCATCACAAATTTCTTATATTGATAGTGAATATAGTGGAAATTATGTTGCTTTTGGTGTAACTACTGGTGGATTTAACATATCTCTTAATAAGGTTCCAGAACAAGGATCTTATACAGCTGGTGCTGCATCAACTATTACATATGATACCTCATCATTAACTGCATCTGGTGGTATTAGTAAAATAAATTTAACATCAAAAGGATTTGGATATAAGAATGTTCCCGGAGTTTCAAGTGTTACATCTGCAAATGGAACTGGTGAAAATATTTTATGTTTATCTTCTAATATTAACAACATTAATACCGTAAGAATTACTGATCCCGGATTTGATTATCATTCAGATAAAACTTTACGACCTGAAGCTAGACTTTCTCCAACTGTTACATTAATTAATTCAGACTCAATAACAGATATAGTAATATCAGATGGAGGTTCTAATTATACTGATGCTCCTGATCTTGTAATTATAGATCCTGATACTGGAAATTTAACTGATGATCAAGGAGTTATTGAACTAAAATTATCTGCAAGTTCTTTAGGAAGTGTTGATATTTTAGAATCACCAAGAGGACTTACATCTAAACCTCAAATTCTAAGAACTATTAACAATACAAATGGATATCGAGTCACTGATGTTCAAAGTAGTAATAGTGGTATTGTCACTTGTACATTAAAAACACCAATTAATGGATTTGCAACTCCACAATTTACTGCTGGAGAGCAAATTTTTGTTGAAAATATTGGTATTGGAACAACTGGTAATGGATTTAACTCTGCAGATAATGGATTTGTATTTTTCAATGTCGCTGAATATAATAACACTGATCCAGCGATTGTAAAATTTGAATTACCAAAAACTGCCACCAATCCCGGAGTTGCTGCATCTACTCAAAATTTTGCAACATTAATTAAATTTAGTGATTATCCAAAATTTACAACAACACAAAAAACTTCAGAATTTAGAACTGGAGAAAAATTAGCAGTTAAAGTTAATAATGTATTCATAAGTACTGGTTTATTAGTTATTGATAATCGTCCAGATGAATTTATTAAAATCGAAGGAAGATATGAAGTTATAGTAGGTGATGAAATTCGTGGAGAGAATTCTGGAACTATTGCAACAATTAACTCAATTGTCAATAATAAAGGAAGATTTACAATTGATTATTCATTAAAACAAGATAAAGGTTGGAATGATGAAATTGGTAGATTAAGTGAAGATTTTATGGTTCTATCAGATAATGATTATCATCAAAATTTATCATATACAATTCAAAGTCCTAAAACTTTTGATGAAATAGTTGATCCAGTTAATAGATTACTTCATACAAGTGGATTAAAGAATTTTGCTGATACTGGTATATCTTCAAGAGCAAGTGTAGGAATTGCAATTACAAATGCAACTGTAGTTTCAGCAGATGTGATTACAGAGCAAAGAGTAGATGCAATTCATAATTTTGATTTAGGTAGAGATATTGATACAATTAGTAGTGGATCAAAATCTAAATTTATTCAACTTGTAAATACAAAATTAGCAAACTTTGTAAGATGTAACACTAATAGAGTTTTAAAAGTAGATGATATTAGTAATGAATTTTCTGATAGTGAAGCAAATCTAACTGGAAATATATCCATTCCAATTCAAGAAACTTTTGCTAGATTCTTAATCCAATCTAGAAATATAAGTAATGGTGAAATTCAGGTTGATGATATTGTTATATTCAATGATAATACAGATACATTTACATTTGAAAAAAATAGTATTGTATCAACTGCATCAACAATTGTTGAAGTTGAAGGACAGACTGTTAGTGGAAGTAGAAATTTAGTTATTTCACCTTTTGATCCAAATAATGATGATATTGATATTAAAGTTTACAAGAATAGTTTTAACGAACAAAACCTTAGAAGTGGTACTCAAGCAATTGGATTTGTCAACTTAGTTGGTGTATCCACAGTTGTTAGTGTTGGAACTACAGCAGAACCAATTGCAACTGGATCTACAACATCTGTAGACGCATTCTATGCTACTGTAGAGGTACAAAATACAATATCAGGTGAAAAGAATCACGTAGACATTTACGCAACTCATGATGGCACAAACTCATACTATAGTGAATACTATGCTGATACATCATCACAAAGTAATTTCTCATCAAACTTTATAGGAACCTTTAGATCAAGAATTCATAATAATATTTTAACTCTTGATTTTGATAATTCTGTTGGAATAGCATCTACTGTTAAAATTAATGCAAAAGTTATTGGATTTAATACGACTGGTGGAAATGATGTTTATAGATTTAAAGATGATGCTCAACCTGATGGTGCAGAAAGAACAATCAACTTAAGATCTGGAATTACAACACGAACAAATACTGCAAACTTTATTTCATTAGATAAGAATAACTTTAGTGCTATTAAGAGTGTTGTGAGAATTAAATCTGCAACAGCAAGTGCAGTACATCAAGTTTTAGCAATACATGATGGAACAGATACTCACACAATTCACTATCCATTCATTTCGATTGGAAGCACCTCTGGTATAGGTACATTCTCATCTAATTTAACAGCATCTAATTTTGTTGTTAAATTCCATCCAGATTCAGGAACTGGAAGTCATACAGTTCAACACTTTAGTGAAGAGATTTATAGAGATATTGATATACTAAACAATCCACCTACTTTAGGATACGGTCGTGTAAATGAATCTTTAACTGCGTTCCAATATAATGCTGTAAATGGTATCAGATCAAATAAAAAACAATTCACTTTAAAACATAATACAGTTCCAATTTATGAGAAAGGATTTGATCCAGAAGATACTTCTAAACTTAATAGATCAACTGGTTTGTTTACAATACCTAATCACTTCTTCTCAGAAAATGAAGAATTAATTTACACACCATTATCAACGTTTGCTGGAGTTGGTGCAACAGCATTACAAATGACTGGTGGATCTAATTTACCTACTACAGTATTTGTTAAAAAAGAAAGTAATAGTACATTTAAATTAGCAACATCAAGTGGTGGATCTGCAGTAACATTTACATCTGTCGGTGCTGGTAATTCACATCGATTAACAATGGCAAAACGCACTGAGAAGAGTGTTATTGTTATTGATGGTATCATTCAATCACCGATGTCATTCACACCTGTTACAACGACTTTAGTTAACAATGCAGGAAGTGGAATATCAACTACAACAACTAATCTTTGTGTTAATACAACTGCAGATATAAATCTTGGAGATCATGTCAAATTTGGTAATGAATTCATGCTTGTTACCTCTGTTGGTATTGCAACAACTTCAACAGGGCCTGTATCTGGTATTGGAACATTTAATATCATGGGTGTTGATAGAGCATCGTTAGGAACAAATGCTGCATCTCATAATAATTCAACCTCTGGAAGAATATTCTCAGGATCATTCAATATAATTGGTTCTGATGTATTCTTTACAGAAGCACCAAGAGGAACAAATAATATTGCGAGAAATTTATCAAATCTTAAAACACCAAGATCTGTTTTCCAAGGTAGAACATACTTAAGAAAGACTTATACTAACAATCGAATCTTTGATGATATTTCAACAGAATTTACTGGTATTGGTGCTACATTTAGAATGAAGGTTGGTGGAGCAAATACAACAGGTATTTCAACTGGAAGTTCACTTGTTTTGATAAATGGAATATTCCAAAAACCAACAACTGCAAATAATTTAAGTAACAATTATGTATTTGTTGGGGTTGGAACTACAGCACAAGATATTAAATTTACAGGTATCACATCATTCAGTACTAATAATCAAATTATTAGTGAAACAGATATAAACCAAAACAGACTTCCAAGAGGTGGTAAAATAGTTTCATTAGG